CTCCAATGGTCCAGCCTGCATCCTTTGTCCACGCGGTATCTGTATCAAATCCATTATTCGTCAGCAGCTCGCTGCCCAGCGCCGGCACGTTGTACGCGTTGCCCCCGCTCACGGCCCACGTTGCGCCTGCCCAGGGATTGCGTCGTTGGCGGCGCCCAACGCCGCCGAGCAATAGCGGCCCATCGCCAAGAAGTCTATCGATCATCGTAGCACCGTCAGCCAGCAAGTCTTTTCACCAGACACATCGGCATTAAACCAGTATTGATTCAGGTTGCCAGGTAGAACAACGCCCTCGCCGGGGTTGAGCGGAAAGCCGTTGGCGCTGCTCACTGTGTTGCTGCCGTTGTTGCCGACCCAGACCGTATCTGTGTTGTCAGGATGCGCCTTGACAGCCACCCCGGCAACGAATGGTACATCGGGACCTTGCACGGCGGTTCCTGCGGTTGCTACCGTGATTTGTCCACTGTAGATGTTCATAGTAGAAGTTTCTCCCGAATCTGGGCGAGGCCCTTTTCGTTGACACCAGAGACGGCCAGTAAATCATCGTCGGGGGCATTGCGCACGGCCTCTACCGTGGCAAAGCCAGCCTTGGCCAGAGCAGACGCCAAGCGGCTATTGCCAAGCACTTCGGCCAGCGTTGGCGCGACCTGCTTTTCTTCCTGTGGGGGCAGCAGTTCAGCCAGTGCCGCCGACAATTTGATTAGCTCCGTTGCCAGCACGCGCACGGCTGCGACAGCATCAAACTCGCCGCCATTTGCAATTTTGTCGAGCATAACACCTTCCTTCGTCGCTCCGGCGTCATCGGCATTGCGACCGAGTGACGCCGGTAAACATCGTCATTGTTGCCGCTTCCGGAGAAGTTTAGCCCTCCAGGAAATAGAAGACGATTTGGCAATTAGCCGCAGCCGTGCCGCTAGCGCCGTCAAAGTCTAGATCCCAAGCGACAATGTCGCTTTTGGCAAAGCGGTAGGGCTGGTTGGCGGTCGCCAAGGCGCCGTTGTGGTTGGCCGAGGTAAAGAGTGTTGGCGTACCACTATCCCCACAGTCAACGCCATCCAAGATGCCGTCCCGATCCGCCGATGTGCCAACGTCGAGTAAGGCATTGGTTGCCGCACTGTTGGAGATCGAGACTGCTTCCAGGGTTGCCCCAACAGGCAATTTGAACTCACCGCGGGCGTTAGCCGCCAGGGTGCCGTGAAGATGCACTGTCACGGCAAAGCGCATTCCTTGCATTGTCGTATCCTTTCTCAGGAGGTGATCGGCAACCCGATCACCTCGTCATTCGCTCAACTCAAAATTAGACGTTGGATTTGCCGATACCGATGTAGGTAGACACGCCGTAAGCGAACCAATCACGCACCTTAACCGGCAAAGTATCCGAGGTAAACATTAGCCCGCTCGTCTCACTGGTCACGGTGAAGATTTCCGGCATCGGATGGGAGCCGCCACCCTGCGACGCGGCGTAAGCCATGCAGATCGGCGCGTGCAGTTTCGGATCGGTCACCGCTGCCCAATCGTTGGTGTCTGTCCACTCTGGCACAGGGATCGGGACGGGCCGCGGGTCGCCCATGCGGGTCTCGCCGTAGATATTCCCCTCTTGAGCCGTACCCGCGCTCGTTGGGCGGCCAACCATGTCAGCGCCAGCGCCCCAACCGAAGGTGGTCAAAGCGAGGTCAAATAGCTCGATGGGCACCAGGCAGTATTTCGGCCACATGCCCAGCGGGTTCGACGTGCCGGGAACGCTTTGTTCCCAAATCTTTTGGCGCATGGATGCCCAGGCAGCGGCAGAGAAGGCGGTTGTCATGAGGTTGCCGTGATTCGCATGGAAAAGCACCGTGCTATCATCAGCCAGGGTGGGGCCGGTGCCGGTGGCCTGCGTAAAGAGACCGGCAATCGCCGCCGAACGGGTACGCACTGCCGCCAGCGTGAGGGCTTTCGGGATGGCGCGCATCCGTACAATGTCGCTCTTGCGAATCATTTCCAGGGTGACGCCAACGTAGCGCCCGCGCTTGGAAAAGCTCATGCTCTCCTTGCTGTCGCCGGGAGTCGCTTCGGTGTAGGCGGCGCCTTCGCTCACGGTGGGAAGATTGCCCAGGCCATCCACGTAGATCATTTGAATGTCGTGTGTGCTGCCATCGTGTGGAACCACGTCAACGACCTGCTCGAACCAGCGGTAGGTCATCATGTTGTCATAATGCGCGCTGATTGTCTTGTTCAGCGCATTAACAGCCATGCCAGCCATTGCGGTGGTCGTCGCTTCGGCAAACTGCGCTTCTTCGGGGTTGAAGACGCCCCAAAAGTTGGAATCGCCGGTCATGGCGACATACAGGCCGGCCAGATTCCGCATGGATGGCTTGGGCATCGCCACGTTGGCCCCAAACATCCAATCCCAAGCGTTTTGGTAGTAATCGCGCTGAACGATCATATCCCGCTCGGTGATGATCGGCGCCATGCCTTTGACCGCGCTTTGGGTGAAGGCGGAAAGATAAGTGCGTTCGTCCTCAATGGCATCGGCCAGGGCGTCAGGCGTGGCGAAAGTCTGCTTTTTCAGCTTGTCCTGCGCCGCTTTGGGCAAGCCGGAGGCCATCAACATGGCGTCGCGTGCCGAATTCTGTAGCGCCACTGCCCAGGGATTCGGTGCAGCAGCGTCAGGGGTGCCGGTGTGACCAGGTTGGCCAGCATCGGCGGGTGTGGTGGTGGTGGTTTCTTGCTCCACGAGATTAGATCCTTTCTGAATATCGACACCACGAGCGTTAAAGTATTTTTGCGCAACTTCCCAGGCTTTCGCCTGATCGACGCCGTGTCGCGCTAGCATGGCGTCTAACTCTATGAAAGCGGCCTCCGCGGTCTGATTGCTACCCCATAGCGACGAAGAGAAAAGTCCGTCGCGGTTAGCCGCTGGTTCATCTACAACATCGCAGGCGGAAAACTCCTCAAAGCGTAGGTATGGGCGCTTCTGCTGGCTGTTGAGGGGCCGTTGCTCGACCTCCACGCCGGTATCAGGATCGATCCAGGCGTACTTGACCTTGCGCACCACAACCGACAGCCCAAACGACTCTGGATCTTCCTCGGCCAGATCCATAACATATTCGGCTAAGTCGCCTTCGGGTGAGCTTGACGCGCTTTGCGCCAAGTAGAGATCTCCTTTCGCTTTGTCGTCATCCATTCGGAGATCCTTGATCCGCCCAACAAATTTACCCATACCATCCGCGGATAAGCCAGGGTGAGTAAAGCGCGATTTGACTCCCGCCTTTTTCCCGTTACCCTTACTCACAATGGTGGATAGCGTCGTCGCATCAAAGTCAACATCATGGCCCAACGCTTCGCCCATTTGCGCCAGGGAGACGCCACGGATAACCCACGCTGCTCTGTCCACCGTTGCCGCTCCCTTGGTTGGCAGGGTCTTGAACCGCTCTGTCATGCTCCTTTACTCCCTTCAAGAGTTCATCGAATTCACTGTCTGACACATCCTCACCAACATAGCGAGTGTAAAGGCGCACCGCGTACCGGCGTAGGGCCTCGCTATCGCCCACCATTTGGCCCAGGCCCTGCAAGCTTTGCACCAGATCCACCGCTGCCCCGGCTAACTTCTCGTTATCCACGCTGCTGATATCCGGTGCATGTACGGTAATATCCTGCACCGTCGCCGGTCGGTGGCGGCGATTGCCGACCTCTAGCCAACGGTTATAGGCGGTGACGGTCAGCACGGATAGGATATGGCCGAAATAGCGCTGCCGACGCAACAAGAAGCGCCTGCGTAGCTCATCGGTGTCTTTCCCGGCTTTCATGCCTTCGCCTTCGGCCTCACCCAAGTCACCAAGCGTTGTGCCAGGGCCACCCGCTGTAATCATCCAGCGTACCGCCTTGCCGTCCTCTTTGGCGTCGCGTGCATTCAGATTCGGCGTAACCGCTTCCCACTTCTCCGCGCCCTCCTCGGCGATGATGACGCTGCCCGGCTGCGGCGGTCGTGCGTAGCGTTGCCGCAAATCGCTCATGAGCCGCTGAGGAGCGTAGACAATCCAGACGAAGGCCCGAACAGCAGCATTGAGACGCACCCGATCTTCAAGCCAGCCCGTGTAGCGGCGTAGCCAGGTGAGGATCGGCGCGAGATCGGATTCGCCGCGGATAGCGCCAATTGGGCGATTAACGGCAAAGTGAAGCATCCAGGGTCGTAGGCCATCCGCATCGCTATCATAGGCGGCAATGTTTGCCGGCGAGATCCACCACTTTTCAGGTTCGCCGGGGCCGGTGGTCTCGCGATAGGCTAACTCGGTTTCATAGTCACCGGTTCGCCATTCCACCTGCTCAATCTGGCTGGCCGGAACGGTCCGTACTTCGCTCATGCCATCAGCGCCGGTGAATAGCACCGGGAACAGTTCACCGGCCCGCGCAAGTTCGTCGCTCCATTCATCCAGCCGCAGATCCATGAGGTTGGACGGGTGATACCAGAAGGCGCGAATGAATTTCTCTAGCGGTCCGTACTCGCTGGATAGGGCGATGCCAGGGCCAACCACGTAGGAAGTTGTCAGGCCGATCAGCCGCTTGGCCAATGGGTTGGTACGCCATGCCTCGCGCGCGTCGGTCTGATCGGCCAGTAACTCGTGCCAATCCTTGTCTAGCGTCGTGCCGGCTGGGGAGAAAGGCGCGCTCACGCCGTCGCCCTCTTTGCCGACCTGCACCAGCTTGACCTTGGCGAAGGCAGCGAGACCGACAATCAGCCGTTGATACCAGTTCATTGCGCCAGTTGTAGCAGCCATACAATGGTTCTCCCTAGCGATTCCCCGTCAGTGCCAGCGGCCAGCAGGGCAAAAAAGCCGATGGTCAATAAGCCCAGGATGATGATTGCCCCGGTTTGACCCAGGCGGCCAACAAGCATGTCCATAAAGCGCCCAAGCATATCGGTTAAGCCCCCTTCCTCGTGATTAGAATGTTCCACGGTCGTATTCTTCCAGCGGATCAGGTGCCGCCACCTCTGTTGACTGCTCCCCGGCAACGTAATTCCATTTGAGACCCGCCAGCGCGAGACAGAAGGCGTCGGCATAATCATCGTGCAGTCCAGTTGGCGCCCGGAGCGTTGATGCCTCGATACTTGCCAGTTGCAAACGAGTCTCTTGGTCAGGTATCGACGTGGCTTTCTGTTGAATTACTTCCGCCGCCAGGTCATAGAGAAGTTTTTTGCCTTTGACATTAGACGCCCACCCCGGCTTATCATCGTAGCCCAGGAGAATGGCCGTTTGACCATTGTCGCGCAGCTTCTGAATGGTTGCGTGACCGTGATTATTACGCTCTGGCATACATGGCGCGCTATTGTAGTAAGTACCAAGCTGATCGATATATCCCGCGAATACGGAAGGCTCGACCTTCCCGACCAGGATCGCCACGAGGCCCCAGGTCTGAGCGTCCACGACAGTCGCCACAGAATCATCGCTGTTTGGGTTTCCTTCGGCAGAATCCGCACCGATACAGTAATGCCTGCCCCCAACGGGCCGGTGAAACACGAGCAAACCAGGAAGTGCCGGCCCCGTTCCGCCGATAGGTTGAATGTCCGTCGAAACGGCTTCGAGCCAGGCGAAGGGGAACCGTTTGTCTTTTTGCAGTGGGGCCAGAGCTTGCTCGACGGTAGCCGGGTACTCTTGGAAAAGATCATCGTCACCATTGCCCATGCTGCGCATATCAGCAGCAATGCGGTCATACCACGCTTGATCCCGGTCTGGTCTCGCTGACCAAGGTAAGAAGATAGGCGAGTAAGCATTTTCCCCCTTCTCTGCCGCCCGAAAAATCTCTTTAAATGCCGACAGCGGACGCTTTTTGTCTACAGTAGAGATAAGAACCATTTGCCCACCAGCGTCGATTGTTGGCTTGACCGCATTTAGAAAGTCGGCCAAGTTGGGCAATAGATCCGACTCATCTATTACTGCAAGGCTCCCCGTGTAGCTGCGTCCACCGGTGGTAGGAAAGGCCATTGCTCTGGAACCGTTCGATAACGCCCACTCATGACTACTATTGACGTTGACGCTTCTGCACTTACACCAGCCCGGCAATCGTTCGTACATGCCCCTAACTCTGCGCAATAGCTCTTTGGCTTCCGTGTCGCGCAAGGAAAACAGCAAGATCGTTGCCGATGGACGAAAAATCATCAGCCAGAGAGCATACCCGATGGTCAGCCAAGTGATCCCAAGCTGCCGCGCCTTGAGGGCGATAAATTGCCGTTCTGTCATCAGCCGCTGCAAAACATCATGCTGAGCGGGCCAAAGGTGAAAGCGCACCCACGCTCGATCATTCGCGTTCTCGATCAACACATAGTTATGCAGAAAGTACGCTGGTGATCTAGAGCATTTCAGCCACTCTACACGGTCTCTGCTTGCGGCGTTGTCTTTTCCCATTCAGCAATTCCCCTTTGAGCCTCTGCCGCTTCGTCGGCGGTAAATTCAAAGCCAAGTTGCGGACTATTGTCGGCCTTGGCCTTGTAATCGCCCATAAGCTCTAGCGCCAACTTGCGATCCTGGTGGCCTTTTTCCGCATCCAGCGCACCGGTGACCAGGGCATCGTAAATGTCGCGACGGTAGGCCAGTAGGGGAGACGCTTGGATCTTCTTGACTTCGGCGTCAATCTCCGGTTGAGCCTCGCGCCACTTGGTGAACATCCGATCTGACTTCAGCCCGATGGCTTGGGCCAAGTCGTTCTGTGTCTTGGGCTTGCGCAGGCGACGCGGTGACGACATCCAGGCGATGTAGGCAGCTATCCGCCAGTTAAACCGCTGGCAAAGCTCTTCATACTCTCCATGCCAATCGTAGTGCTTCAAGGCAGATCGGGCGGATTCCGAACTATCAGAATCTTCTGGGACGTTGTCACTATGCGAATCTTCCGGTAATTCGGGTTGCGACGGCTTGTAGTTGCCTTGTTGGCCTGCATTACGCAAGCGTTTTAGTCGTTTGCTCATAAACTGACTGCATAGAACGGTCTGCGTTAA